GAAAGTCCCATTCAATTTCAATATCATCATTCCATGCGTCATTGATAACATCTTCAATATCAATTTCACCCGATTCAATGTCTGCAAGTTTTTGTGCAATCTCATCTTCATCCAAATCGGGATAGATTTCACTTAACAAATCTTCATCAAGTTCAATAGCATACTGGCGATCATGTTGATGCCATTCATGTTTTACGATTGTTACCATTTTATTTCCTCTTTAAGCCATGGGCAATATTTTTCAAAAATTTTATATTTGTCTAAATCATATTGTTCAAATATAGTATGTATGTCATTAGTATAATCTACGTTCATCCAGCTAGTCAACTGATTTAGGACAACATATTTCCCGTTTTCTAATTCAAATATGTTATTGTAATCTATGTGGAATATATCATTGTCCTTTGAAATATTATTTATGAAGTTACTATAATGTGAATCTACCATTGGCACAAACGATGTTTTAATAGAATTAAAAAACTCTTTTAGTTTGTTGTTGTCCGATAATATATCAATATAATTGTTGGGTAAAAATTTATCATACACCTTCATAAAATTCTTCTCGGTATCGTCTAGTGACCCTCCGTCCCTTAAGAATTCAATTTTGGCAATCACGTTCTTTATCACAGCATTTAAACAAACTTCGGTGAGGTAATCACGTTTAACATTTATAAAAATAGTACCTATTGTTGATGTATCCCATTTAGGATACAAGTGAGTAAAGAATACAGCTTTTTTGTTTGAGTTTGTCTGTATGTTATCAACATCGGATACATAATGCATGTCCCAATCATCTATAAATGTGTGTGCAGAATTGTGTTTGGTAAACACAATAGGAGTAGATTCATTGTTTGCTAACTTATAAACTATGTTAGCAATTAATCTACCCCTAGCTCCTGGCATGAACGAAATGATATAATTGTTATATTTCATTTATTTGAAATATTTAATGTCCTTAGGCTTTACAAAAATAATAGTATGCACTTTCCCCTCATACATTAAAGGTAAATCTAAATGGATAGAGACTCTAGGTCCTTCTATTTCGTTTACTAATGTATCGTTACCCACTGTTCCTACAAATGGAATCTTGTGGTAATGCCCGGATACCCTATCACCAATAGAGTATTTGGCTTTATACCGATTTTGTGCAAAGTATTCTGCTAATGTCATATTACATCCAACTGTGACAAGAGTATTTGTTTAAATAACGCATACTTCCATGCATAGTACCAAAGTGTTTTTTGTAAAACAATTTATACACCTTTTCCCATTGTTTGGCGATAGGTCTAGGAGAATGGCATGCAAGGTAATGTAACTTACCAAATTGCTTAGAAATGTTTTTGTGATTAGATTTGTATCCAACAGGATACCATTCGATACGTGACTGCCAGTTATAGTTTTCTGACTTGCCGTATCTCAATCGCATACGCATGACGTTCTTAGTATCCATACTAGAACTAGGGCGAAACTTATTCATCTAATTTACCTTTAATCATTTGAATGACTTCGTTAGCTTCTTTGTATCCAGATTGCTCAAGCATGTTATTCATTTCTCTATCAATAAGTTCTTGCATTTCAGGATAGTCTTGTGTCCATCGGATTACAAAATTATAGTCTTTCATTTGTCATCCCTAAATCTTACAAAGCGAGGAAAACGCAGACTATATGTACCATCTTGGTTCTGTGTAATTACATCACATAAGATTTCAGCAGTGCGACCAATAATGAAATTGCTATCACGCCAGTAGTTATCTCTATCACTATCGCTAAAGCCACTACCAACATTGACGGTAATCTCCTTTCCGTCGTCCACTCCGTTGCACACAAGTGCTCCCAAACGCCCTTGATTGCGTCCAGTACCTTCTTCAACACCGACAACCTCCAAGTCTACAGTAATCGTAGGTTTCCACTTCATCCAATCTGTACTACGTTTACAGATGTATGGTGCTTGCAATTCTTTAATCATAATGCCTTCAAAGCCTGCATTCACATTGTCTTTAGCATAACGCTCAAGTTGGTCACGACCTGCGGCTGTATCTAAGTCAACCATGATGTGTGGCAACAGTTCAACGTTGGGCATACTGTCAATCACTGGACGCATATCTTCTAAGATTTTGATACGCTTTTCAAGTTGACTATTCCAATGACCTTCACGGAAACTTGCAAGTGGAATAATGTCAAATACATTATACACACTATCATCTGCCTGTACGTCAGTCTTACGGCGTGCTTGTCGCATAAGTTCTTGGAAACTATTACCCATCACTTCACCGTCGAGTACAAAACCCATACTCAAATTACTTGTTCCTGCTTTGCGAACCATCTTGACCCAGTTACTACGAACCTGATCTTCAATGTGTGTAAAGTTCTCAAACACTTTACCATTGCGACTAAAACAGATAATAGTAGTCTCACCGTCATCAGCAGGGATAACCATCATCAACATACGTACACCATCCAACTTAGGCTCAAGTCGTTTAGTGCCCTTCATTTCAGGACGACCTTCGCTATTTGTAGCAAGTTGACAACCAAAGACTGGAATCTCGTAGTCAGTACCTTTACAAATCTTGTTGATTGTTTTATCACTGATACCTGCACGAAGGTCTCTACGCAACACAGGAGCACAGAATGTATTCCATTCTTCTGTATCAAAACGTTCAGCCATAGTTTGAACAGCATCACGTGCGGCATTACCTGTCAACCTACGTTGACTAAGTTGTAGTAACAGTTCATTAAAATCTTCCCAGGGATTTTCTCCGTCAGTAATGCCGATAGATCCGGGCACTTGACGAATACCAAAAGTCACATAAGGATTGTAACAGGCTTTAGTAAAGCCCAAGAATATTTTAGCATTTGTGCTACCTAGGACACTCGCCTCAAGCGCCTGCAAAATCACATCTTCTTTGTGAAGGCGACTGTCACTCTCGTTAAGTTTGTTTATCCATGATGCTGACATTTATTTCTCCGTTTTGTTTCTATCTTTACATTCTTCAATTACTTCATTGGGAACCTGTTTGTATTCACCTAATTTATCACACTCGTATTCAATAGACACTATGTTAGGTTCATCTTCGTCATCGACACCTACATCAAGACCTGTCCATAATATGAATACTAGTATACCCAATAGTATCATTATTGTTGTTTTAAAAATTCGGTCAAACATTATTTTCTCAATTCTAACTTCATCATATTACCAATTTGAATTATAAAATACTTTACGCTTTAAAAACAATTCTGACTTAGCATCAACGCAGAATTGTAGGTCTGTATCATAGTAGTAATTATCACTGGGCTTACCGAAAAAGAATCCAGCAGTGTTCATCCTTGCCACTTTACCTGACTTGATATCCTTTTCAAGATTATCAATATCTTCCCAAGTCAATTCAAGTTCAACACCATTAAAGCTAGGTGCTTCTTTTCCTTCAATAAACTGTTGGTCATCTGTAAGAGCATATCCATTTTTACGCAACCACAACTGTTCCATCCAACCATGAAGGTTAGGGTGCTTACGCCAATAAGCAATTTCCTGCCAATTATCAAATTTTTCATTTGCTTTACTAGCAATATAGGCGTACATGTCTAGTCCCATATTCAATCTCTCTTTTGCTTGTTTACGTTTAAATTTCACTTGGCTTGTTCAATAGTTACTTCTTTAACCTTGTCTACACTCTTATCAAGCATACGGGCAATACCTGAGAAACCAACAGTAGCGACTATAATGCCAAAGACTGTACCGAGAATAAATGTTTTCATATTAAACTTCTCCTAATTTTTCTAAGATTTCATCAACTACTAAAATCTCAATATCATAATATTCAGTACTAAAATTGGATTTAGTATTACCATATAACTTCAAGGTTAATTGATTACGATATAATTCTAGGGCCTCTTTAACCGCTTCAGTATGTGATTCATTTAATGAGATTATTTTATTGCCTGATAAGTTAAGCATTGTTGATTACCTTTACATGTGAAAGTTGAGTTGAATTATCACGGTGACTTTTAATCTTTCCCTCTATTGTAACATAGTCACCAATTTTTAGCACGCCTTTGTATGCAAAAAACAACACTTGATCCTCTTTGTTTAACCCAGTATAGTACCAAGTACCCCAATTTTGTGACCAAATTTGTTTGATAATTTCAATGTGTTGTTTAGTCTTGTCACCTACTTTACCAATAAAACCACCTTGTGCCCATTTGATTTTGCGTTCAACATCATCACGGCTAGTCATCTTTTCGTATGTTGCCGGCAGACTTGCAATAGTACCAAGACCAAGATTGTCAGTGATTTGATCCTTGCTTGCAGTTTGCATGGCACTTTGCAAGAAAGGTGTAAGTTGTTTACCCTCAATGATTTTGAAGGTGAGAGTTTGAAAGTACCTACGAATCTTGCGACCTTCTTCAAGGTCAGAGTCAAGCAAAGGAACATTGTCTTTCAATAATTGTTCCATGAGTTGACGATTGGTAATTTGATTCGTGCCCGGCGCAATAGCTTTGACATAACCGTTGTTAGCACGAAACGCAACAACAGCCGCACCCCATACTCGGTCACTGTCATAACTGAAAGCAGGCTTCTTTACAGAAGGTTTACGAAAAGCATATGGATTGCGAGTATACGAAACAACTTCATCCTCGTCATCCATATGACCAAGACGCCGGACATCTTCTTTACTCCAACCAGTTACATCAATAAAACCAGGCATTATTTAAACTCCTTAAGCGAATTTGTAGGTGTTGTAACTACGGATTTTGCTTTGACGGTTAGTGTGGCTTTCATTGAATTTGATTTCATAACCACGTTTACGGAGAGCAGTAATCAAAACTGACAAGTCACAATCTTCCTCAAGAAAAGCATTGGTACCGTTTTGATAACTGTATGTAGAAATTTTGTCAGCAATACCAAGACTTACCAACTTAGCTTTGGGGAAACGGGCCCATGCATGTCCGGGGTCTGCAAAAACTTTGATAGAGATTTTCTTTGACATTCGATGCTCCTTTAATCAATCAATAAGTGTATTATATACCCAAAGTGATTTATTGTCAAGTTTTTTGAACCATTATTTTGTAGTACTAAAGCATTCATCCAGGGAGCCATGATTTCCTTCTTTTTCCTATGTTCCCTGAGAAAGAATTCCCTGACATTTTCAGGTATTTCTCGGTTGACAATTAATCCAATATCTGATAATGCTTTTTCAGGATTTGATACTATATCTTCTAGTTTAATCTCATATCTAGGACATTTATCATTATTGATCCGTTTTTCTAATTCAATGTATAATCCATTTAATGGTTCTTTCGCACCAATGTGTTTGTGACTAGTTAATACATGTTTAGCCCAACGATCGGGTGTAATATCTTCTTTACATGTAACATCATCTTCACCTACCCAATGTCTTTTCCAATATATAAACTCTTCTGGTTTTAGTTTATGTACATGATTTAATAAATGCGAGGTCATAGTCCAAGCAAACCCACCATGACCATATGAAACAATAACAGCAGTTTGAAAATCAGATAGTTTTTTATCAGGAGAACCGTTATATGCCGCAGTTACTCCCAACATTCTAAATGTATCTACTATATAAGAATCTACTGATCCACTAATACCTATGATTGAATATTGTTCCATATATTATTTAGAGAACCAGTACTTAACAATATTCTCAGCGGGCTTACCCCTGATACTTTGTGACAGATTGGGGAATCCTTCTGATCCGGGAGTTAGTGTATCAGTATGCCAATACCCTGTACTGAAATTAACTCCATACGTTTTGAAATATGTTTGTTCTTTAATAGCTTGAAATGCACCTTCAACTGCCAATGCTTGAATACTAAAATCAGTCACGTATGTATTTTGAATACAGTTATTCACACAGAATCCATCTTCAACCCAGCCTTGACTTAATGCTTTGTCTCGGCTTTGAATATTGAAGTCCCATATAACAGGTATATTAGCAGGAAGCATATTTGAATTCAATGAGAAATCTAAATACTTTCCAATGATTGCATCTTTATATCTGTCTTTCAACAAACTAACAGAGATATTACTATCATCAACAAAACTCCAATTACTAGGACTCAGTGGAATTACAATAGCATCAACCTTTTCAATAATACGTCTGTCATAGAATCTAGGAGTACCCATGAATAACTTACCACTGAATACACTACGAATGTCATCAATGATACTAATAAATTCTAGTGTAGCCGATTCGGTGTATGTAGTTACAATAGGATAATGAAATGCACTCCATTGAATATAAAGATTGTCAACACTATTTGTATTACTGAATCTAGCCATATCTACAATAATATTATGCCAGCCCCTTAATACTCTTAGCATTTCATTCTCAGTAGGATTCGTTGTGTTAATTTGATTACCTAAACTATCATTGGGCCACAACTGCCATACTAATGTTACTTTGAGATTTCTACTATGAGCCTCTTGAATAAACCAGATTAATTCACTTTTAGGAATCTGCCAACTGTTCTCATTAGTAGTCCAAGTAACGTCATTGAAATTAGTAACAGGACCATACTGGTAAATTTCTACAGTATCAACATTATTAGCTTGTAAT